TGTAAATACACCTAGTAGGAGCCCTTGCGGGAGTAGTCAAATTCATGACTACTTGGTAGATCCAAAGAAGCCATTGGGTCGAATACTCTCCCAGGCGTCAACCCAGGTAGTTGTATTATGTACAACTTGACTGGGCCACCCTGAGCTAGAGAGTAAACTAATCTGTTAGGCTGACAGAAGGAAGTCCAGAGCGCTCTGCACGTAATTATGCGTGACAAAACCGCTGGCAACTTATTTAAAACATTATAATGAAAAACTTACACCATACAATAATATCAAGATTGATAAAGTTATTGTTTGATGAAGATTGTTCCATTATAATATCTAAATTCCTGTCTTTATTTAATAGTATGCGAAGAAAGTCAGGTCTTAAATATACAATAAAGTATTTTAAGACTTGCCGACTTCACATTACAAGGTTTATGTGTAATAAACCTTTACTATCAAATAAAGACGGGGTGGCAGTTGATTCTTCTGGATGACCTTTAAGGATGTATTTCCTTAAAGAATTAACGAAAACCCGAAAGGGTTGACGTATAATTCTTACTATCTTATCTTACACGAGGGCTGTAAAGCCAACGGGTAAGGAAGATAGTAAGATCATTCCAGACTATTCATCAATTGATAAACCATACACGGGAAAGTGTTATACAATCCCAGCATGGTTTATTAAAAGATGAATAGATAAGAATCAATTATTATTATCAAAGCCTTCCTATAGTTTGGCAGATCATTATGTAAGTATGAAAGCTAGTCCTAACGGACCAGCTACATACTCATCATTATGATCTATTCTTACTCTATCTTACCCCCAATTACAGAATTTAATTGATCTTATGGGTGAGTTTAATGATAAGTATTTATCATTTTACAAAACCGCATGAGACAATGAATTCCGTAGTGAAGGAAAGGAAGAGTGAGGCCAAATTAATGGAAAGCTTTCAATTGTGAAAGATCCTGAATTAAAGAGAAGAGTTATTGCTATGGTGGATTACCATAGTCAATATACTCTGAGACCTATACATGAAGGTTTACTTAAATTATTAAGAAAACTTCCATGTGATAGGACCTTTACTCAGGACCCCTTCCACAATTGAGATGATAATTATAATTCCTACCACTCCTTGGACCTTAGCAGCGCTACAGATAGATTCCCAATCAAGCTCCAAGAGAAATTACTATCTTATATTTATAAAGACGGTAAATTCGCTCGGGCTTGATCAGAATTGCTGACAAGTAGAGCATATTACTCAAAAGTTGGTCCACTTCATTA